CCGACTCAAGTCTGGCGGTGATGGGTTGAGCGATTTCAGCGTCTTTGCTCTTCCTTTGAACGATCTCGATTGGTTGTCCGGGCTCTTCCGCCGGCACGATGCTCACTTCGATATCGAGTGCCCCTTTCCATGCGCTCGACCCCCTTGCACGGTGTTGTGCCTCGGCGGAAACGCCTGTGTGGTGGACCTGGACCACGGAGCAATTGAACTCCCGCATGAGTGCCCCGCAGGCGTCGATCATGGTCTTGGCATCCTGGGCGCTGTTTTCGTCACCTGACATAAAACGATGCAAAGTGTCTAGAACAATCAGGCACGGCGGGTTGTTGAGCTGGCGGATACTGTCTACTACTTTTATGTAGCCTTCGGGGGTGTTCAGGTCGCACCCGTCTTTACTGAGCCACATATCAAGCGGGCCTGAGCGGTGGTAATGCTTCCACGCTGCGACCCGTGCGCGCAGGCCGTTGTGACCTTCACCGGCGAGGTACACGACCGGCCCGTGCTTGACCTTGTGGCCTGCCCACTGGTCTATCTGCCCTGCGACTCTTAGGCACCAGTCGAGCACTAGGAATGTCTTGCCGCCGCCGCTTGGGCCGTGGATCATGACCAGGGCGTTTGATTGCAGCCAGCCCTTTACGAGCCATGAGATCGGGGCGGGCTGCTTGCAAAAGTCGTCTGCCGGCACGAGCCAGGTATTTTTAGGCGGCATCAGTAGGGCGCTTAGGTCTCCGCCCGATAGTTTGTAGTCGTTGGCGTCCTGACCCTTTTCTGGCGGCATGACCATCCGTGCACCATACTTTGCGGAGGCTTGCTCTGCGTAACGCTCACCGACCCCACTCAAGTCATTGTCAGCTACGATCACGATTTCTTGAGTTGAGCCGTACTGATCCCGGAGCGAGCCTACGACGGGCACTAAATTGCTCGCGCTGTATGCAACGACGCAAGGTCGGCGGGTTACTTCGTTGATTGTTGCCGCGGTGGCGAAGCCTTCGGCTATAAAGAGTGCTCCGGGTTCGTCCATCGTGCCGAGCATCCAATAGCATCCGCCGGTCTGGGCTCCGGCGTGATAGCGCTTTTCGCCATCTGCCCCAATGTATTGCAGGCTAGATAGCTCGCCGTCCTGACTGTAAAGAGGCACGACCAGGCGGCCGTCTCCGGTCACTCGAGCCCCGTGCAGGCCGATGCCTTTGCGGGTTAAATACGGATGATCTTGCGATGCAGCCATGCAGCCTGACCATATCGCCTCGACCGTCTCCGCGGCTGCTTCGCGCTGGCGTTTTAGCTCGGCGTCGCGCAGTAGCTTGGCTTCGGACAATCGCCTGGCATGCGCCATCTCTTCTGTCTGGCTGAGCTTTCGTCCGATGTCTGCGCGCCATGTGATCTCGACACCGGAACGCCAGCAGCCGAAGCGACCTGCCGGCACGCCATCGCCGAACACTATGTACCAGCCTGGCTTGTCTCCGTGACCTGGGGAGCCTTTTGTGCCGCTTTTGAACCTATGAATCCGGCCATCGAACTGGATATCAGTCGGCGGTTCTAACCCTGCCGATCGAATCGCGTCGATAAGCTGCACATCTGGAGGCGGTGGCGGCTGCTCGACAGGCGGTCGAAATGCCCCGCCGAATACATTAGTTAGATCCATCGCCGCCTACCTCCTCAACCGGGCAATGCGTCACTTTCAACATGTGCCCGGACAGGTGGGCAATCTGATACTGCCGCAAGATTGGCGGGTATTCGCCCCAACGGCTAATCGCATGTGGCCATATATCTACCAACCGGGCCAACTCTTTAATTCCACCAAAATGCTTGATTGCTTCGTCTGTTGTCATTCATACACTCACGTTTAACACTCAGGTGTTGACACTGTAAACGAATTTAGGTATTCTGTGTGCACTGTCTCAAACGGATTGGCCGACCGAGACTAAGCAAGGAGTGACTAAATGTACACACCAAAAAAACACGCCATGACGACCGCCGTTGCTCGTGCTATTGGCACCGACCCGGATCTGTTTAAGTTGGCTTGTGCGTGTGTTGAGACCGCTCGCAATCGCGACGCGGCGGCGGTTGAGTTCATCTCGACCTTGATTGGCGCGGGAATCACAAGAACGCCGGACGGGTGCCGCTATTCGTTCGATGAGGTTCGCGCAGCCTTGTCACACACTAACACCAACAAAACAGACGAGTAAAGATCATGAATACCTACAAACTTTCAGACTGCGGTAAGGCGCTGGTCAAGTCGTTCGTTAATCACGTGGCCGCGATGCCAGAGCTTCACAAAATGACCTATTGGTTTTTCAAGGCAGAAAACACGGCTAACGATGCGATGCCGTGGGAGCCGATAGTGCTTGAAATGTCGGAGAAGCTGACAGCCAGCGGCAAGAAAGAGTCCATCACTATCTATCGCGAACTATTTGATTTAGAGGTGAGCTATGCGTCGGTTGAGTGAGTACGAGGTGCACGAAAAGCTGGCAGAAAGTGTTTTTTATGTTCCCAAGCCTGCTAGGCAATCAAAGGCTGCGATTGCGATCGCTAAGCGCAGACAGGCTCGCCAGCGTCGGCAGATGATCCTAACTGTGCTGATGATGATCATCGCGGCGGCTTGCTTTTATCTTCTAACAGTTTTTGCAATGAGCTATTGATATGGCCGTCAACATTCAAAGCACTTCAGACCTAAGCCAGTCCGGCGTGAAGTTGTTGGTTTATGGCCAGGCCGGGGCGGGCAAAACCTCGCTGATCCCTACGTTGCCCGCTCCGTTGATATTGAGCGTAGAGGGCGGCCTGCTGTCGATTAAAGACTCCGGGCTGCCGTTCATTGAGATTAAAAATATTAGTGACTTATACGAAGCATTTAAGTTCATCAAAGACTCAACCGAGGCCAAACAATTCCAGTCAATTGCAATTGATTCGCTTAGCGAAATTGCAGACATAGTGCTCAGCGAAGAAAAAAAGCACAGCAAGGATCCGCGCACATTTCACAGCAACACGCAAACGACTGTTTATGACTTTGTTCGCAAGGTACGCGATCTGCCTGGCAAAAATGTTTATATGTCAGCCAAGTTGGAAAAAGTACAAGACGAAACAGGGCAGATTATGTATTCGGTCGGGATGCCAGGACAAAAAATGGGTCCAGCAATGCCTTACTTCTTTGACGAAGTTTTAGCCATGCGAGTCGAAAAGGATGCTGACGGAAACACTCACAGGGCGCTTATGTGCGACTCAGACGGTCAATGGGCAGCAAAAGATCGCAGCGGCAAGCTCGATCAGTGGGAATCGCCGGACCTGGGCGCAATCATCAACAAAATTATGGGAGTTAAATTGTGAATAAACAAACTCAAACCAAGCAGGAAAAAAAACCAACTTACACGATTCAGAATTGCAGCATTGTGAATAGTAGTGCGGCAAATGAACACACTAGGGCATCGGTAATAGCACTTGCCGATGCGGTCACAGCGAACGCAAACGCAATCGCTGCAATTGCAAATGCTCTCAAGGGCTCTCCGGCAACTATAGAACGTGGCATCTCAATCGGTGATGGATCATGACCGACGACCTGCAAAAGCTGGCGCGTGATTGGCTGGAATACAAACGAGTAGAAGAACTGGCGGCAAAGGATCGTCGAAAAGTCGAGGATCGTATTAAGTCGCTCGTGGGCGTAGCAGATGAACAGGAGGGCACTACCACAGCAAAACCGGACGGTTTCACAATCAGAATTACCGGCCGACTTGACCGCAAAGTTGACTCCGATAAGGTGCAGGAATTGGCCGCAGAGTTTGGGCTAACCGAGCATCTTGGACAGTTATTCCGATGGAAGCCAGAAATAAACATGACTGCATGGCGTTCCGCTGATGAATCAATAACCCGCCCGCTGGCCGACGCAATCACGACCAAAGCGGCCCGGGCATCATTCAAAATCATTCAAGAAGAGGTATAAAAATGAGCTTTTTTGACCAACCAATCCGCCTGGCCGATCTTCCAGAATCAGAAAGCAACTATGACATTTTGCCGGCGGGCTGGTATTCGGCGCGTATTTCCGATGTTCAATTGAAGGAAACGAAGTCTGGCTCCGGTCAATATCTGGCCATGAACTATGACATTACCGGACCATCGCACCAGGGGCGCAAGGTGTTCGGAAATATCAACGTGCGCAACCAATCGGCACAAGCCGAAAGCATTGGCCGCCAGCAATTGGGCGAACTGATGCGCGCTTCTGGTCTGTCTGAGCTGCGCAAAACAGACGATCTTATCGGACGGCAATGTCAGATTAAAGTTGCCGTGAAGCCTGCTGACGGACAGTACGAATCCAAAAACGAGATCAAGGGATTTAAGGCTGTTGAGGGTGGCGCGGCTTCATTCCTTAGCCAGCAATCGCAACCCACACAAGCTGCACCGGCCCGCTCTGCAGCGCCTTGGGCTAAGTAAAAAATGGGGAGCGGAGCAATGGCTCGACGCTCCCCCAGCCACCCAACAGGTGGAACCCAGACGGAGAAGATATTCTAACTATGAAAACCGAAGCTATCAAAATGCACCGGTCTGAGAATAGGCTTGAGCGTTCCGAATACTTAGTTAGGGCGCGGGAGTTGGCCATGCGTGGAGAGGATCTGCCGCATACAAAACTTGACAAAGCAATGCTTGACGACATCAAAAGCGCTATTAAACAACGAGAAAATCTTCGTCAATACATTGCCAACAATTTATCAAACGAAGGGCTAGCGCGTCGATTTGGAGTACATAGACGCACGATTGAACGAGCAATTCAGGACCGGCTGCGATGAATTTGCAAGAACTAATCGACGAATTTCACGAGCTTTCCCAAGACGAACCCAGGCCGCACATGGGTTGCAGTTTGTTGGGACATCCGTGCGACCGCTGGCTCTGGCTTAATTTTCGATGGGCTGTGATTGAACAATTCCCGGGACGGATTAAGCGGCTATTCCGTCGCGGACAACTTGAGGAAAAGACTGTAGTCGATGACCTAAACGCCATCGGAATGGTCATTAAATCAACCGGCGCCGATCAGTCTAGGGTTAGCTTCGGCTGCCATGTTTCGGGGTCGGTCGATGGCGTCATAGAGTCCGGAGTGCATGGATCAGCCCCAAAAAAGCAAAAACACATTCTGGAAATCAAAACGCACAGCCTTAAATCGTTCGACGACCTAACAAAAAACGGGGTCAAGCAATCGAAGTTCATGCACTGGGTGCAGATGCAGCTCTATATGCTCGGGTCTGGTATTGATCGGGCGCTATACGTTGCGGTCTGTAAAAACGACGACCGGATCCACTCCGAAGTCATCGAGTTTGACAGCGCGGCAGCGAATAAAGCATTAGAAAGAGGAAAGCGGATCACAACATCAGACCGCATGCCCGAGCCGATTAGCGCTGATCCAAGTTGGTACGTTTGCAAATTTTGCCCGGGGCATGATCTTTGCCACGGCAGCAAGACTACAAAGGAAGTTAACTGCCGGACATGCGCTCACTCAACCGCAAAGCCAGACGGCACATGGCGCTGCGAGCGATTTGAGGCTGACGATATCCCGATAGATTGGCAGCGCAAGGGCTGCGAGTCGCATGTGCTGCACCCGGACGTCGTGCCCTGGCAGATAAAAGAGGGGCGCAACAAGTGGACCGCGGTTTATATGATCGACTGCAAATCCGTTGCCAATGGCGAGGCAGACGCTACCGTTTTCAGTAGCCGCGAGATTTTGGCAAACCCGCTAGCTTGCGCGCATGGTAATGCTTTCGTTAAGACGATGCGAACAGATTTCGACGGGGAGATTGTTGCATGATGCAAGAGCCGCACAATTTTGACGCTACCGTTTTTGTTTACAGAGACCGCGTTTCAGGTGAGATCGTCGCGGCGTATTGGGAACGCGCCCGCGAGATTGAAAAGCTCAAAACCCACGATCACATCGACACGATCGAGCCTAGGCTATGGATTCAGGCCCACTATCACAAGGTCACAAAGTTACAGCGCAAAAATGTGAGTGAGTTTAGAAAAGCGCAGAGATAAGAATGCTCCGTGACTATCAACAGCGCGCCATAGATCAACTTTATGAATGGTTCAGAAACGGAGGGGAAGGTAACCCATGTTTAGTGCTACCGACCGGCGCCGGTAAAAGCCATATTGTCGCGGCATTGTGTAAGGACGCCTTGCAGCAATGGCCCGATACACGGGTTTTGATGCTTACCCACGTCAAAGAATTAATCTTGCAAAACTCTGAAAAGATGCGCCAGCATTGGCCAGGCGCTCCGCTTGGAATCTACAGCGCTGGGGTGGGGAAAAAGGAACTCGGAGAGCCGATCACATTCGCTGGTATTCAGTCGGTGCGATCAAAAGCCGCCGACATGGGGCACGTTGACCTGGTACTTATCGACGAATGCCACCTAGTAAGCCATAAGGACGAAGGTGGATATCGCAAGCTGTTGAGCGATCTGCAAGCCACCAATCCGGCGCTGCGTGTGGTTGGGCTAACGGCCACTCCGTACCGTCTCGGCCACGGACTAATCACTGACGCGCCGGCCATCTTCTCCGATCTGATTGAGCCAATCAGTATCGAGGAATTAATCCACCAGGGCTTTCTGTCTGTCCTGCGGTCCAAGGTCACACAGTCAAAGCTCGATACAAGCGACGTAAAAAAGCGCGGCGGGGAGTACATAGAGAGCCAGTTACAGGCCGCCGTAAACATCAAAGACACGAACGCCAGAGTAGTAAACGAGGTCGTTAGACTGGCCGGAGATCGCAAAGCATGGCTGTTTTTTTGCTCTGGTGTTGACCACGCCAAGGCCATTGCGTATGAGCTGGGAGACTATGGCGTGAGCGCAGCATGCGTAACAGGCGACACTCCAAAAGCAGAGCGTGAGCGGATCTTGCGCGACTTCAAAGCAGGCAAAATCATGGCCCTGACCAATGCCAACGTGCTAACGACTGGGTTTGACTATCCAGACATCGACCTGATTGCACTGCTACGTCCGACTATGAGTCCTGGTCTATACGTCCAAATGGTAGGCCGAGGGCTTAGAAAAAAGAGCCACACGGACCACTGCCTGGTCCTTGACTTCGCCGGGGTCGTGGAAATGCACGGACCTATCACTGCCGTTCAGCCGCCGAAAAAAGGTGGCGAAGGAAACGGTGAGGCGCCGGTCAAGGTTTGCGATAACTGCGCCGAGTTGTGTGCTCTATCTGTTAGATGCTGCCCAGCTTGTGGCCATGATTTCCCGCCACCGCCTGAGAAAAAGCTAGAGCTTCGGACCGATGACATTATGGGCTTGGACGGCACCGAGCAGGCAGTCACAGACTGGCGATGGCGGGTGCATATCAGCAGGTCGAGCGGGAAAAGTATGCTGGCCGTGACTTATTACGCTGGCCTGACTGACAAAGGCGTGACGGAGTACCTACCGATATTGCACGACGGATTTGCTGGTCAGAAAGCCACGCGGCAGCTATTAAGCATGGCTAAACGAGCCGGCACCGATCTGTTTGACATTATTGATCTGAGAGACGAGACAGCCCTCGACGCCATCGTCGTGACTATGAACAAAGCAACTCCACCGGCTCTAATTGAGTACCGCCGCGATGGGAAGTTCGACCGGATTTTGCGAAGGGAATGGAGTGAGTGACGATCGAATACCGACCGAGCACGAAGAGCAGCGCGAGGTTGTGAAGTGGTTTAAGCAGACATATCCGGGCGTTCGTATCTTCGCAATTCCGAACGGTGGCGCGAGGGGCATCGCACAGGCCGCGAAGCTTAAAGCCGAAGGAGTGTCCGCCGGAGTTCCTGACCTGTGCATCCCGGCCCATAGTCTGTGGGTAGAAATGAAGCGCCGCAAGGGCGGCACGGTATTAAAAGAGCAAAAAGACTGGATTGAGTACCTGGAAAGCTCCGGTCACCGCGTGATTGTTTCACGTGGAGCAGACGATGCGAAGGCCGGTATCTCTCAGGCGATGAGTGGTCAAAAAGAGATTGACTCGTGAGAAAGTGTGCGATATAGTTTCAACACTGCAACACAAAAACAAAACATGAATACGAAAAAGACTGGCTTTGTCAGCGTGAGGATTCCTGGCGATGTCAAAGAAAAGCTAAAGCAGCGCGCGGAGATGGGATCGAGGACTATCGCAGGGCAGATCCTGCATTACATCAAACTTGGCCTAGTCGCTGATGAAGGGGTTAAAAATGAAGCATCTTTACGTGGTTCGGAACAAAAATAAAAAGATCGTTTTTAGCAATGCATCGATGGATGCGTGCGTTTCTTACTTTAGGGCCGGCAACGGCATGAAATACGGCTGGACGGTAGAAAAAGCGCCGCTTAGCTGGAACGTCAAATGAGGGTTTGAATGATTAAATTGGTATTCCTAGCCATTGCTGCTGCTGTAATCGCGCTGTTTTTAGGCGGTTGCAGCGAGCAAGATCCGGAAGATGTGCGGTACTGCGAGATGGTGCAGATCTGGAAAGAACAAAAAAAGGCTGGCGTGTCGATCAATGATCGCGCCGGCTGGCCACCATATCGCGGTGAGTGCCAGTAATGGAGCCCATGTTATGGGCTATCGGTTTCATTCTTGTCTGGCTGTTTTTAATTGGTGCTGATGATGACTGATCAATTCTTTATTAGGCTTTCTCAAATTGAGATTGTGGATTGCAAGACTAAAAAAGTTATGGCGAAAATCGATCGAATCGTTGGGGACTGTGTGTCGATCAATATGCCAGAAGGAATGCCGATCAAGTCTGGCGAATGGCTTGAACTTGCCGTGCGTGTCCAAGAGGCTATGAATGTGCTCATTGATAGATAAGCGGGGGAAATATGTTGTTGTTCGGCGGTTTGTTTTTCGGTGTTTTTGTAATTATCTACCTCATCGGGTCTCCCGATGACTTGGAGAACAAAACATGGGACGGAAACTGTTTTTTCTGGTAGTATTGTTTTTACTGATCCAACGACCTGCATCTGCAGACAGTTGGACAAGCCGAGATAAATTAAATCACTTTGCTTTTTCTGCTGTTATTGCGTCTGCAGCGGCAAAAAGTCACGGACCCATGACTGGTGCGGCTATAGCATTGGTCCCTGGTGTCGTGAAAGAGCTTGCAGACATGGGCGGAGCTGGAACGCCGTCCATGAAGGACATGGCGTGGAATGCGGTTGGAGCAATGACTGGTGCGGTATTGCCGTCAGGGTTTTTAGTTGTACCTACAACAAATCAAAGCGGTCTATTTTTCACATACAGAGGGATCTTCTGACATGATGAGCGAACCGATAGAACCAAGCATCGACGCGGCGCACCTTGCACTTATTGAGCTAGACGACGCACTAAACCGCGATTTCCAGCGGACTCCAGACTGGTCCAAAGATGTCATGCAAGCCGCTGAGCGTTTGTGTGCAGTGATTGACGGATTGCGACACAAGATCGACGGCGGGCGGCTTCAGTGAGGTACGTAGTACACGACGAAGAAGGACCGCTGCGAGCTTTTAGAACTAGGGCCGCAGCGGCCGCTTGGATGCGAGACGGAATGCGGTTGGTAGTGCTGCCAAAGCCGCCAAGCAAAGCGGTCCGGATGTTTGCAAGACTTGGCGAAGCGTTAATTTGAGGCCCGGATATGTACTACACGACATTAAACAAGCTTCTCAAACTCATTCCTAGAGAGTCCCTATTAGTTGATCTTTTGAAGCATTTAGGAAAAAAAGATACTGACGACGAGCCATTCCCTATTACAGCAATTCTGGACTGTTCAGGGTTAAGCGATGCAATTTGGGCTTTGCGTGCTTGCGACTGCTCAGAAAAAGATGCTCGCTTGTTTGGTGTTTGGCTTGCAAGACAAGCTCAACCAGATGAACCGAATGAAAAAGCAATCATCGCAATAGAAACGGCTGAAAAATTTGCCGACGGCGATGCGACCGAGGATGAGTTGTGGGCTGCATGGTGCGATGCTGAAGATGCTGCTATTAGCTCCGGATCTTATGCTGCATGGGCTGCCGAGTCTGCTTCGTCAATACAAAGCCCTTTTGACTCATTGGATTGGACTGCACATCAGAGCTTCAAAGCAATTAAAGAGAAACTTTTGGAGTCTATACACAAGGCACAAAAGGATGAGTTTCGTCGCAGGTTTGGATGATTTAACAATGTACTACACGACATTAAACAAAATTCGTGGTTTCGAGCCGTGTCAGGATGGATGGAAAAAGCTCTTGCGTAACCTTGGTAAAACAGAGCCAGACGACGATCCCTTGTCGCTTATGACAATTTTAGACAGCAACGGATTAACAGATGCATTGTGGTGCCTGCGATCGGTTGACGGGATTGACAAAGAAGTTAGGTTGTTTGCAGTTTGGTGTGCGCGGCAAGTGCAACACTTGATGACCGACCCCCGATCTATCGCGGCGATCGACGTAGCAGAGCGATACGCAAATTGCGACGCTAATGATGCTGAGTTAGC